GCTGGCGATCAGCAAGCGCATGGGAAGGGCCGGATCATGAGGATGAAGAGAGTCAACGGTCCGGCCCTGCTGGTACTCCTGCTGGCGTTCCTGATCTGGCGTATGCCGGTGGACATGGCACACAACGCGAGTGCCCTGCTGGGCCAGCTTGGTACGGCGGCTGACAAGCTCGTCCTGTTCGCTCAGACCCTGGGGGGCTGAACCATGTACCAGAGCGGAGACCACGATCAGGAACTGGTACACGTACCAGACGGCTTCGCTCTGGTACCGCTGGACCGTACCGCCGACATCGGCCGGGCCACCGTTCCAGAGTGGCTCCTGGCCGTACCGCCCTTCGATCCCCAGAGTGGTATGGAGCACTGGTGGTCCCTGCTCATGCGGTGGCCGCGCCGTACCGCCCTGGCGTTCCTCTACTGCTCACTGTCGTGGCGTCGGTCCGCCGTCGTCATGGCCGTGGTCATAGCCCTCATCATGACCACCCGCGCGTACGCCTGACCCCTGCTCCCTCCCGCGTGAGTCTCAGACGGAAAACACCGTCCGTACGCGGGGGGGTGTGGGCACGCGACGTGCGCGCGTGAGGATAACAGCCCCCTGACCAGCACGCAAGCGAAACCTGTCCAGATCTCCACTGGCACTCAGAAAAGGTGAGAAAACCATGGTGAGAAGGATCGGCACTCCGCTGGGTGCCAAGGATGGCACGCACAAGCCTCTCAGCAAGCGCCGTAGGCCCTGGGAGAACCGGCAGGTCTGGTTCCAGGGGAGGATCGACAGCGACCCTCAGAACGCCGCTCAGGCCGCCTGGGACTGGGCACGCGCCGTACAGGTGTCGCTGGAGAAGTCCGGCCACCACGCGGAGGCCGAGACGTACAAGCGGGAGCTGGTCAGGGTGCTGACCGGGATGGCCGTCAAGGCCGACAAGAAGATGGAACAGGACCTGCAGAAGTACCGGAAGGACCAGCGGAACCTGAAGGACGGCCGGGAACATCCGGTCCACCCTGGTACGGAGTCGCGCTGGTAGCGTGTACCACGAGTACCGATCGGGCCGTTCCGGGCCTTCCCTGATCCGGAATGGTCGCAGTGGTACAGAAGCCCAGGACCCGGTACGGAACCTCGTACCACTCCTGGGCTTCGTCGTGTACCGGCTCTCGTACCATCCGTGCCAGCACGTACCAGACTGAGATGGGTCACGTACCAGTGGTACGACGTCCCGTTGTTCCGGATGGTTTTGGTACGGCTCTGGGGCCGTTCTGGTTCTCGGGGCCGTGGTTGTCCGAGGTGTGCGCCCTGAAGTCGGCGGCCAGCCTCTCGTGGTCTTCACGAAGCTGGGCCAATTCATGACCGTTGTCGTCAATGCTCGATTTGATTTCCACCAGGTGAACCGTTACCTCCGTCTTGAGGAACTTCCGGACCGGGCGGACCACGGTGAAGTGAAGCAAGATCCCGATGCCGGAGATGGCACCCGCCAGCGCCCCGGCATAGATGACGCCGTTGAAAAAGTCCTGCAGCGTGATGTTCATCCTTCGTGGCTCCCTTCCCCGTAGTCCCGGTTTATGCCTTCTCGATCGGCATCTGTAGTACGTCAACCCCGGCCGCGTGAGCTTGGGTGATGGTGTAGCCAGCAGTTACCACCGCATCCCATAGGGCGTTCACGTTCGCCAGAAGGGCTGATTGGTCGGGCGACTCCGTGCCGCCCCACTCAATCCGTACCGTGATGTCTCGGTCCTCACCACCCCCGAGATCCTGACCACCCCTCAGGGTCACGGACGACGTGTAGTAGTTGAGGCTGGGGAAGACCTCGACCGGATCTTCGCTCCATTGAACGGTCATGCTCGGCTCCTTTACGCGACGCGTTGATAGTAGATGACCGAATCGGCTTTGACAGTAGCTGTAATTGGCGGAGTCGTGATAATACCTACGGCGAACTGGAACTGAATCGTCCCAGCCGTGATGACGGTGATGTCCATAACGTCTTCGTACACGGTAAAAGCGTTGTCCGTCCCGGCCGTACCGCCGACTCGGACGTCCGTTCCCAGGGATCTGGCCACGCTCATGAGGTTGGCGTCGATGTTCGTGGTGTTGGTTACCGCGAGGCCTGTGACGCGTCTCGTCACGGTGACGTCTGCTGGCCCGGTCCACTGGAAGTTGATATCCCCGTCAGTGTTGGACAAGGGCGCGTCATAGGCGATCAGAGCCCTTGCCCGGTACCGGGCGTTGGCCTCCACCGAGAAACCCAGGTCGGTCGCGTCCACGAACGTTGTCAGCGTTGTGTCCTGTGCCGCTGTGTTCGTCACCTTTTCGACCCGGCCGGAGTTCAGAAGGGCCGCCGTGACTGTCTGCCCGGCCAGGAATGACGGGAACGTCATGGGGCCACCTACGCAATCCTTTGGTAGTAGATGACGCTGTCGGCCTGGAGCGTCGCGGTACCGGCCGCATTGGCGGCGAAGCGAAGCTGAGCAGTTCCTGCGTTCACGGTGATCAGGTCCGTGACCTCTTCGTAGACGCTGAAGGCGTTAGCCGTGGCGTTCGGGCCACCCGCGATAACAACCGTGGTGGCTCCGCGCCGGATCTTCGCCATGTTGCTGTCAATGTTCGTCGCGGTACCGGCCGCGAGGTACTCACAGTTCCGGTTCGTGGACGCGCCCGACGGCATCGACCAGTCAAATTTGATGTCCGTGGCCGTTGGCGCGTCGTACCCCAGAAGAACGTGAATCTTGTACCGGGCGTTGGCCTCCACCGCGAAGGAAAGGTCAGTGGCATTGGCGAAGGTGGTCGTGGCGTTGGTCTGCGCTCCGGCCGCGTTCGTGACGAACTCGACCTTTCCCGCGTTCAGAAGGGCGGCCGTCACCCGGTCGCCCGCGACGAATGTCGGGTACGGCATGTCATCCCCCTCAGAATGTGACGATCATCGGATAGCGGAGACGGACGTCCGTCCCGGCCAGCTGGTTCTTGACGATCTCGTTCGTGGACCTGGTCACGGTGAACGTTTGCGGGCTGGCGGTGCCGGTGATGGCGGTCACGCTCATGATCTCGCCTCCGACCATGATCTCAAACGGGAACTCAGACGGGTACGTGGCGCTGTCCACCCAGACCGGGCCGGACGTCGTGGTGACGCTCACGCTGGTCGCGGTCTCGTCAAGGGCGGCCGTGAGGGCACTGCCCGCCGTGTCCGCCCGGCCCAGAGAGGAGCTGTCCAGGACCCCGATCTGATAGGGGCTCTCCGGAACACCGGTCCAGCTGATCACGTGCTCGAACTGGTCGAACCACTCCGTCCAGCCCTGGACGATCTGGCTTACGAGACCCTCGATTCCCCGGGGGTGCGCGAAGTCGGGCATGTTGTCGATGCACACCCGGTCTCCCGGCAGCACCTTCAGCGCCTTGGCCGTGAGTCCGTAGCTGGCCGTGAAGCTGGGCCGCTTCAAGTGAACGGTCATGTCCGGATATCGCGGCTCGTCAACGGTCCCCAGATAGCGCCTGAAACCGGCCTGGTCCGCCAGCTGGTCATCGGTCTCCAGATTGACCGTGAGGGCTGTGTCATACCGGCCGATGCCATCGGGAGGGCGAAGGACTGACAGTGGCCCGGATTCGAGCACAGAGCGCGCTGAAGACCCTCCCTCACGAGTCACCGTGACGTCGTTTCGGGAGTACTGGTCATCGTCGGTCGGTACCGGGATCTCGAACAGGTCCGCGTTCGTGTAGTCAAGAACGATGTCCGCGCTCTGGTGGTAGAGGGACGCGCGGGTCCTGTACTGGAGGCCGAACTGATCACGGGGCTCGTACAGGACACCCAGGTCCGCGTCTACGGCCTCCTGCAGAAGATCGGGCAGGGTCTTCGCTCCCTGTGGCCCCATAGTCGTGGTGTTCTCCACGGCCCCGGACAGGTACTCGAACGAGACCCCTTCTTCGGCGCAGAGCCTCTGGAGACGGATGATCGGGTTCTCGCCGTTGTACCCGCTGCTCTGGTCAAAGAAGCCGTCGAAGTCCGTCAGGGGTTGCTGAAGGGACAGCTGTCCCATGGCCGTCTCTCCGGCACCCTGGCCAATGGAGAGGGAGATGGACGTGACCCGGCCGACCGTATACCCGTCGAAATTGGGCGTGCTCTCCTCCTCAAAGGACCCGTCTTCAAGGAGCCCCAGGTATATGGTGACCGGCAGGCTGGCCCCCGACTCGAACCATTGGATTGTCACCTGGACCGGCACGCCGTTCAGGGGTGAGAGGGTTGTCGGGGCCATGATCGCCAGCACAACCCCGTCTTCGTTATAGGCTCTCAGGTCAACTGTGTCGGTGCCCGCGTCGTAAAAAAGCTCCCAGTTCTTCACGCTGCCCGTGGTCCTGATGTTGCACAGGCGCTTGCCGTTCGTCTCTCCGGCAGCGGGGATCTGCAGCAGGAACCTGACGATGGTGCTCCCGTTGGGGGTATAGGCCGGGACCGTCCCGGTGGCGGACCCGTTGGCCATGATGGGGACGGGGCCGGACCCGCCGAAGCCGTCAAAGCTGGCCAGGGTCGGAGTCCCGTCGATATTCATGGGCTTGGCGTTCGGCAGTGCGCTGGCCAGGGCGAATGATCCCACCTGGTCCTCCATGGGCCAATAGGCGATGACCGGGTTCTCCGTCTCCCGGATCAATCCCCGGTACAGGGCGGACCGTAGCGGGCTGGCACCCTGGTTCAACCGGCGAAGGACTCCAGCCGCCTCGATCGGAACCCAGACGTCGGTACCCGTCTTGTCCCAGTTCTGGGGCCAAGCCACGATCTCACCGTGGAAGCGGAAGCGCTGCGTGCCCTCTTGCATGACCGACACGCGTACGGCGGTGTTCCGGCCTATCTGACCGTACAGAGGTCCCGTCGGGTTACGCGGGCTGTACCGGCCGTCGCGGTTGTTCAGCGTGAACCGACACGTGTTCTGCTGGGCACGTGACGACTCGTCAGGACGACCCCCGGTGATGTTGACCTTGTCCGCGTACCTGACGTCGGGACTGATGTCGGTCCACACCTCATTGACGTAGATCTCCACACGGGGTTCTACTGGCGTCCCGGCCGTCGGGTACATGGGTCCGGAGGCCCTGGTGGGTGTAACCCCCCCGGGCCTCCATCGCTCCCATGCCGCCAGCCGTGCCGCAACGCTCATGATCGGCTATCCATCACTCGTCAAAAATTACCCAGCACCGCATGTTCACGGCTGCTGAGAAGGTCGCCCGGACGCGGAGGAACTTCGAGACTGCCACGACCGGGCGTTCGTCGGGCAGGAACTGGTATGAGTACGTGGTCGGAGTTCCGCCGTTTGACACTCCGGCGACGTTGACGACGTCGAACACACGGGCCGCCGTGGTGGTTCCTTCGGCCGACCCCGTGTACCCCGTGTTGGCGACCCCCAGAGTCATCCCAGAGGCTTGCCCGTTGGGGTCAAGGGGCTGGACACCAGCGGCGACATGGGCCGTCACCGTGGCCGCCACGTCCGTCTGGAGCAGCTCCACGACCCCTACCCCGGTCGTCGCCGGAGCGGCATCCACGGTGAAGCCCCAGGCGATAAGAGTGAGCACCTTGGACGCGGGGGTACTGACCTGCAACATGGTCTTAATCGCCGTGCCCGTGGTGACCGCTGCCTGTGCGGCGGTCGTGGGCATCGGCCCGTTCCACGTCTTGTACTGGGCCACGTTCATAGCTCCTTAGCTGAGTGCCCGCTGGACACTGTTGGTTCCGCTTCCGGCCCTGGACCGGATGGACCCCTTGAGGGGGTCAATGAGGGCTTCGGCCAAGGTCTTCCCGTCCAGCACAAGCTGAACGACGATCGGCTGCTGGGAGCCGCCACCCATACCGGCGGCCATGCGCCTGCTGTCTCCGGCCGAATGGACCATGGAGCCCGGGGCCAGGTCCACCAGCTCCGGACCCTGCTCTCCGACCCACGTCATGTTCGACCTGGGGCCGCCTCCGGCCGCGTGACCGTAGTACCCGACCACACCACCCGTCGCCTTCGTGGCCAGAGCGGCATCACCGGTCCCGTGGGTGATACCGGCGTTGGTGTACGTGGTCTTGTACTTCGTCCAGATGACCACGGTCTTGCTCTTGATCAGGCCCAGGCGGTCGGCCAGCCTACGCGCCGCTGTAGCGGACAGACCCATCTGGCGCGCTACGTGGATGAAGTTGTTCCGGGCCGCTTCCATCCGGCCGCCGACGCTTCGGGCGCTGGCTCCGGCCTCTGTCATCTTGTCCCGGACCTTGAGGGCGGACGACGCGATGTTGTTCAGCGCGGTCCTGTTGTTCCGGCCCTTCTCGGTGTTGATGTCCAGGTTCCGGCCGTTCTTCTTCACCGACTCGGTAGCGTCATCGAACGCCGCTTCGAGACCGATGAGAGAGCCGCTCTGCTCCAGCTGCTGATTGGCCAGGGTCTTCAGTGCGTCGGTGAACACACCCACCTTGGCGGCTGCGCGTGCCGCGCTATCTGAAGCGCCGTCCGTCGATTCCCCGAAGTCACCCGCAGACGTTGACGCGAAATCGGCCCCCTCCGCGAAGTCCCCGAACTGGTCGGCCGCCTTCTTCGCCTCTCCACTGAGGTTGGGCATCAGCCCGCCAAGGGTGTCCACCCATTTGATGGTGTCCAGCAGGGCGCTACCGATCCCCTTGGCCGCGTCCATCATCCTGGTTTTGGACGTGTCCGCCGCTCCGGCCACCTTGTCCAGCCCCAGGGCGGCCTGTTCGCTGGCGTCGTTGGTGGAGTACAGAGCCACCGCCAGGGCCGTGACGGCGAGGATGGTACCGGTCCAGGGGTTGATCCCCATAGCGGCTGTCAGTGCGCCCTGGGCGGCCGTCACCAACCCTGTGACGAAGGCCCACGCCTTCATCCCGACCACGATGGCGGCGACCATGGGGACGATGAAGTCAAGCTTGTCCTGGTCTATGGATGCGAAGAACATCCCGAACGCCTCCACCACCCCGAGCATCACCCCGGACACCGGGGCGAAGGCCAGGGCGATCTTCTTGACACTCTCTGCGAGGTTCCCGAACAGTTTGATGATCCCCGGGACCACGGCCTGAACTCCGGCCATGAAGTCGTTGAACCCCTTGCTGCCCTTGAGACTCTGCCCGAACTCCCGGAACTTGGCGGTGATCTTCTCAAGGCCTCCGGTCATGGCACCGGAGAAGGGGAGGAACGCCCGGATGATCCCGCCGAAGCCGACGGCGATGTTCTTCAGGGAGTTCAGGAACGCGGGGAGGGTGGTCCTCGCGGACTTGTCCAGGTCTGAAATGAACGAGCGGAAGCCCCCGCCTTTGACACCCTTGAGGATGCCATCCATGAACTTGGTCAGGGAACCGGCGGCCGTCTCCACAAGGGGCGTGAGCTGAGGGAGAACTTCCCTCATGGCCTGCAACCCCTTCGTGAAGACGGGCATGGTCTGCGGGGCCAGTGACTCCGACCAGGCGTTCAGGTCTTCGGTCAGGCCCCGGAACTGTACGGCGGCCGTCTTCACGGCGGGGCTCATGGTGTTGAGGTTGGCCTTCAGGTCCGTGATCTTCTTGATCTGGGGGGACACGGCCAGCCCGAACGCTCCGACAGCGGCACCCACGGACGCCAGAGCTGCAGCGGAGGCACCGGCACCAGCGATGATCGGAGCTGACATGGCCGGACCCGCCATAGCGGCGATGCCGATTAGGGATTTCATCGACTTGCCCAGGCTTTCGGACACTTTGCTGAATCCATTGTTCGTCTCATCGAAGGACTGAACGTGGATGCTCACCGTGTTAGCCATAGTCCTCTTCCACCTCCTCTCTCACCGGGGTTCCGCGCCTGACGATCTCCATGTAGCGGAGCAGCTCCGAGCCTTCGGCCTTGATCTCGCTGGGGAGCTTGTGGAACCGGTGGCAGAGATCCATGATGATCTCCGCCTCCGTCAGCTCCCACGGCTTGGTTACAGGGGTTCCGTCGGAATGCCAGCCTCCGGGGAAGTCTCGCCAGAGGTCGATTCTTTTCCCAGGTCCTCATTCGCCCCGGTCATGGCCGTGGTCCACGAGTCGATCAGCTCCAGGACGAACGCCAGTTCCTGGGACCGGACGCCCTTGAGGTCCGGCGGTACCGGCTCCCCCTCTTCGGTCTCCAGGTTCCAGCCCCGAAGAGAGTCGGAGAACATCGCGAGCATCTCGGCCGTGGCCTCCGGTCCTCCGTCGTTCTTGGCGGCCCACAGGTCCATCGTCTGGCCAGTGTTGAGCCCGTGAAGGCTGACCTCCAGCCCCTCGTACTTGGCGAAGGTGAGGTCATAGATCGTTCGCTGCTTCCGGTAACCCATGGCTACCACCACACCTCTCGTACCATCGTGGCAACCGCCGCGAGTGCGAAACTGACGACGATGATCCTGATACCGGTGGACCTCATGGCGTCCCTCATGTCGGTCTCCTTACGTCCAGGCCGGAGCGGTGCCGTTGGACAGCACCCCGGGCACGGACCAGACGAGAGATCCGTCCTGGCCGTGGGTGAGGTTGTAGTCCGTCAGCAGGCATTCGGCCGTCAGGGTGGTCCCGGACTGAACGGCCACCACGGTACGGCTGACCGCCGCCGATGACGGGACGGTCTTGAACACGTCGTGAGACGCGTTGCCGGTGATGTTGAACACCCCGTTCAGGGTGACGCTGAAGTCGGCCAGGAGCAGGAGCCGCTCCATCGCGAACTTGTCCACACCCGTGGTGTCCTGAACGGCGCGCGGCATGGAGCACGCGAAGTTCGTGACGTCGTTGACGATGTTCTGGCCCGAACCGCTGTTGTCATCGACAGTCAGGGAGGTCATCCCGAGACCGGTTTGCTTCGCCATGGCCTAACCCTTCTTGATCTCATCGCTGATCTTGCCCAGATGTTCCGAGAAGTCCTCAGTCCATTCCTGGCCGTTCCTGTGAATCCGGCGGTCACCCCGTGGGTTACCCCGGAAGTCTCCGCCCCGGACGATGTAGATACCGGGCCGCTCCGCTGGCTGTCTGTGGGTGCTGGCCCTGAAGCATGGCTGACCGGCGCTGTAGACCAGCCACGTCTCTCCCTGGGCGACACTGGTCTCTTTGTACGCCCGGCCGGACGTGCGGGCCGTGTGGAGCATCTCAGGCGTGAGTCCCTCTACCCTGACCCGCCAGCCGTTCAGATAGTCGGCACACCCGACGTCCTCACAGGTGGCCGGAACCCAGTGGGTACTGAGCGGCATCTTGACCTGGTACGTCTTGTAGAATCCAGCGGGCATCAGGGGCTGAACGGTTCGGTCGATCATCGCCGTTCCTCAATCCTCTTGCGCTCCGGCCGGGTGCTGACCGGTACGGGTCGCGGGCCTTCGTCCTTCAGCTCATTACCTGGGAGCTGGACGCTCGTGAACCCCGGGAGGGAAGAGGCCAGGACGAGTGACCGTTCACCCAGAACATAGGGCTGGCCAGACTCGTCCCAGGCAAGAACGGGCCGAACCTCCACCGCTTCTTTTTCACCCACGGTGTAGACAGCCACGATTGGGCTCTGGATAGTGATCATTAGAACCCCGGGTGCTGGACGGTGTTCTTCACGAACACGACTGAGAAGGTGGCGGGGTTGAAGGTACCCGTGGTCACGGCCCGCAGGTAGCGCCGGACTGTGGCTGTGGGGGTGGCCGAAGCTATCCGCTGGAACGTGACGCCGGTCGCGGCCGTGAAGGACGCCCCCGACAACGCCGTCCAGGCCGAGTCATTGGCCGAGTCCTCGATCGAGACCGTGACGGACGTTCCCGTGATCGCGGTGACCTGCAGATAGGCTTGCCAGCCGAACGAGACGGACGCCGTGGTGTCGATGGACGCGCCGTTCGTGGCCGTCGTGTCCGTGCGCAGCCCGGCCGTGAGCTGTCGCCCCCACTCCAGGCCGTAGGCGTTGGCCACGGCCTGAACCCCGAACGTCAGTGATCCGTCCTGGTTGTGGGTCGGGTCATAGTTGACCTGCTTACCGATCATGGCAGCGGCCGGATTGCCCAGAGTGGTCCCGATGGTGTAGGTCAGCGCCACGTCCGTACGGGGGAGCGTGGCCAGGTATTCGTGGGTGCCGGACACGGCGGGATTGAAGAACGCGGTGTACTCCACCGCTCCGTCACGGAGCCCCCCCAACCTCTCCATGGCGAACTTGTCGATGGACGTCACGTCGATGGTCGCGGGGCCGCCTCCGACACGCGACAGTGAGCCGACGTCTCCCGTGAGGTTGCGACCGGCGACGTAGAAGTTGCCGCCCATACCACTCTGCTTGGCCATTAGGCGGTCTCCGTCCACACATCGTTGATCACGATCGGCAAAGTGATCTCTGCCGTTCTGAAGAGAACCGAGTCCTGGGACAGGTACCCGAAGACACATCCGAAGTCGAAGCCGTACGTGCCGAAGATGTCCACGTTCCGGACGGCTCCACCCAGCTCGAAGTCTCCGGCGTAGGCCGTCATGAGTGCGTCGGCCACCGTGGCCAGAGACGCGTCAATGGCGTCCTGGGGCTCCTGCAACATGTTCGCGTAGAGCCTGACCCGCAGGACCAGCAGGACCGACACGGAGTTGAGGCCGGACGTCCGTACCGGCCGGACCCGGTCGGCCCAGATGGCGGCCGTGGTGGAGTCGGCAGGGGCGTTCTTGGGTTCGTGAAGCAGGACAGACGTGAAGTAGCCCGTCTTCTGCGCGTGGCTCTTGACGGTGCTGAGGATCGTGTTGATGTCGATGGACATGGGTCAGTCCATCCTTTCGACGTACCGGGGCGCGGTCTCCGCCGCCGTGGCGTCCACGGAACGCTCCGTCTCCTGCAGAGCGCGCCGGAACGACGCGTATCCCTTGAACCTGGTCGTCTCGTTCCGTGACCCCGTCCCCTCCAGCCAGGGGCCGTACACGACACCTCCGTCGGTCACGACGTGAACCAGGGAACTCCGTGCCTCCACCCGGACATGCGAGGTGTAGTAGCCCGTGGGGTGGCGGATCGAGGTGTGGAGGTTGGCCAGGACGTTCTGGCGTCCATCCTCAGCCACTTTTTCCGACAGCGCCTGTGTCAGGTCGCGAGCCGCCACTGCGGCCCGTCCGTCGAACAGGGGGCCATGGGTGTCCACATCCACTCTGATCATCAGACCGCCGCCGTTCTCATCCGGCGCGCGTACAGGTCCGTCACGCGCTTCTCCAGCTCCTTGATCGCACGGCCGGACGCCTGACGCTCGTTCTCGCCGGAGCCGACGGTACGGGCGTACGCGCTGCCCTCCTGCTGAAGCTGGTCCAGGGCGTACGCCTTCGTGAGCTGGACGATCGGCCCCGGGTACGTGGTCGTGGTGACGACTGCCGCTGTGTCGTGAGCCGCCGCCGTGGTTCCGGCCGAAGCGCGGACCACGGTCAGCGTCCGGGGCGCGAAGATACCGGCGTTGGCCGCGTGGGTGGCGAGCACGGTCCCGTCATGGGCACGCCTCACGGTGATCGTGGTGGAGGCCAGGTCCACGACCAGCATCCGTTCGGAGTCGATCAGGATCGTCTCCCCGGGCTGAGGGATGGCCGTCGCCGTCGAACACAGAATCGAGGTGTCCGCCGCGCTGGCCGTCAGGGAATCGGAGCTGTGGATGTCCACGGCGGTATCGGCCATGGTCCGCCCCGTGACGGTCATGCGCTCGCTGTCCACTTTGATGAGACTGCCCACGCCTATGACGGAGGAGTCCGTGACGTCAACCCCGGTCTCACTGCTGTCCAGCGCTTCGGCCAGGGCACCTGTGACGGTGGACGTGTCCCTGTAACCGAACGTCCCGGTGACGGCGATCTGACGCTGGTGGGTACCGGCGCTTGAGAAGACGCTGGAGGAGTCGAGGTCAACTTCGACCCGGTTGTACGGCGGCCCCTCGTTGGCGGGCTCCAGGAAGTAGTCAGCCCCCGGGATGGTCACGCCTCCGGCGACCAGCGCGGACACGGAGATCACTTCGTCCCGGTCCAGCCATAGCCTCCACGGAAGGGAGCGCCGACGGTCCGGCCAGTCGAAGTATCGGGTGGCGATGGTGGGAACGAAGTAGTCGGTCGGCCGGTTGGTCAGGCCCTCTACCATCCGTGACGCGGAATCAAGAGCCTCTTCGACACGGCCGTTCATGTACGCGCTAAGTTTGACGTCGGCCGCTGCCATGACGGCTTCGCGCGTCGAATACCAGACCATCGTCACCCACTGCTTTCGGTAGGGCGTTGCTGCGATATTACCTGAACATCAGGAGGGGCCGTCAGCCCCGCCAGATCCATCCGTCGAACCCGCAGTGGAGGACTCCACCGGGGCCTTCTTCGAGCGGCTCGCCGTCGTTCGGGCAGGCCGTTGGGGGCTGGTCTTCGGTTGCCTCATCTTCTGCTTCGGCTTCTCGGTAGATGCTGAGGAGTGATCGCCAGGACATGACTTCTCCAGTCGGGTGACGCGGGCCTCCAGCTCACGGAGCCTGGAGACCAGCGCGTCCTCTTCGTGACTCACAACGGCCTCCGGCTGATGTACAGGTCGATGACCCCGGACGTGGACACACCAGCGTTGGTGATCCCGAGCGTGTATCCCCCTCCGTGAAGCCACTGCCTCACAGCGGCCGTGGCCGCAGAGTTGGCGATCAGAGGGATCTTGTGGGCGGACGTCGCGGTCAGAAGGTTGGCACCCTCACCGGCCAGCACATCCACCCCGTGATCGTCGCACAAGAGCACGGCGTCATAGAGGTTCGTCGGCGCAGCTGATCCAGGGTCCACCACCACGATGATGATGGTCCCAGGGGGGAGCGTCGCCGAAGTACCCGACACGACCCCGCTCGCGTCACACGTCCAGGCGAACGAGTGCTGGGTGACGTCCTGAGCGGGAATCGTCTGGGTAACGGTGAGGGTGCCAGCCATGATGACTCCTAGGCGTTCGGCTGCACGAGCAGGTCAGGGCGACGCTGCACCTTGAGACCGTACGGGATGTAGAAGTACGCCCCGGTGCGGGTACCGCCTGACCCCGGGTCCGGGTGGAGGACGAAAACCCACTGGTATCCGTTGGCCACGTCCAGGCTGTCCGTGTCCACTTCCACCACGATCAGCGTCTGCGTGGTGTCCGCCAGCGCTACCTCACTGGCAGCGGTCTGGGTGGCTCGGGTCCACGCTTCGTCACCGTCAAGAGTCGCTTCGCTCTTGTAGAAGACCTGCGTGATGCAATCGCAGTCCTTCGTGTTCCCACCGGTAGCCGCGTCGGCCTGCTGAACGTCGAACGTCAGGACATCCGCACCGGCCGAGACGGCACCGTAGTAACCGACGATGGCCACGCCGCCGTAGTTCTTCATGTGGACACGAGTCGCCGTGATGGCCGCCTCGAAGTCAGCGGTGGGGATGGTGCCGGGAACGACGTCGAACGCGTTGCCCAGTCCTCGTACTGTCATCTTCTTTCCTCTCCGTCGCGACGGATACCCAGCCGCGTCTGCGGCCGGAGGTTAGTTGGCGTCGATGCCCACGAACGGAGACAGGGTGTCGCCGTTGAGCGGGGTGAGCGCGGACTGAATCCACGGACGGCCGTCTACCCGGCTGATCAGCCGGAGTTCGGTTTCGTCGTTCATGAACCGGCTGTGCTCCGAGAAGTCCAGAGACACGGCCTGGCGGTCGCCCACCAGGTAGTAGGACAGGTCCACGAACATGAGGCCGTCGGCCGAACTGTTGGTGGGGAGCTTCTCCGTGACGATCAGAGGACGCCCGAAGAGGGTGAACACCGGAGAGTTCGCAATGTTGGTCACTCCGAGCGGGTAACCGGCGGTACCGGTGTCCATCGCGAACAGGTACGGCAGGGCCGTCTGGTTGACCAGCCACACGGCGTTACCGAGTGAGCTGGGGAGCATCCGGGCGTACATACCGGCGATGTCCGTGAGGGTGAAGGCGTTGGCTCCAGCCCGAGCAGCCGAAATCTGCGCGGCGCTCCCCCGGAAACCGAGGGGCTGGTTCACGCCGGAGCCGCTCACGAACGCCTGGTCCTCGAAGTGGGCCAGGCCCCTGGGGGCGTTGGCCTGCAGCCAGGTCTGGAGTGCCGGAGCGTCGTTCCACAGCTCGTTCGGGATACGAGCACCGCCGACCAGCTTGTTGGCCTCCAGCCGGACGGAGCCGAAGCGGGCCTCTGTCGCGGTGATGGTGGCGGACTCGCCGACCCAGTAGAAGATCATGCCACCGAAGAGACTCCCGGAGTGGGTGGTCTCGTCGATGAACGGGATGCGGGTCGTGAGGTTCTGCATGGTGATCACGGTTGCCCGCGAGCGGACCACGGAGTTCTCCAGCGCCGTTGACATGATCATCGAGCGCATCTCTTCGGGAATGAGGAACCCGCCGGACCCGGGGTCATTCTCGCTGTAGGCGTTGGACAGCTCCACGACCTTGTTCCACGCGTCCGCGTTGCGGACCTGCGCACCGGTCTTGTTCGCCCGGTAGACGTCCAGGGCCAGATCCCCCAGGCTGGTGTAGGTGCCGTCCAGCGGGGCCGCGTACGCCTTCGGGTTGTAGGCCGCGTTGTGAATGGCACCGGTCCCGGTGCTGTTGCGGCCGTTGAGCATGGCCAGGTTCAGCCTCTTGACATCGCCGTTGGCGGCGTCCTGCCCCAGCATGTCCGCCAGGGCCAGCTGGGTTTCGACCTTGATCTGCTCCGCGAGGCCCTTGTCCTTGTTCATGACGTGGCGCGCGTAAGCGGCGGTCACTTCCGCGAGCTGGCCCGCTTCGTTGATCTCGGCCATCTTGGCCTTGTCGTTGAGCATCTCTTCCAGCTCCGACGGAGCCGTGGGGATGGTGATCTTCGGCATTACTCAGCCTCCCTCAAGGCTTGACGCCGGAACTCTTCCGGGTCCCAGTTGAACGTAGGTGATTTCACGATCTCCGGTTCCGGGGCTTCGCTCCGGCCGGAGTAGTTGAAGATGGACAGGTCCCAGGTGTTGGACTGCTCGGTCCCCTTACCCTGGACTTCATCAGCCAGGCCCGCCGCCACGGCCTCATCTGCGGAATACCACGTCTCAGCCGTCATGCGCTTACGCCAGCTGGCGCTTGTGCCTCCGGCCCGGTCCGCGTAGATGCTCGCGATGTTGTCGCTGGTCTTGTCCAGCAGGGCGGACATCTCTTTCATGTCGGCCGCGTTGCCCACGCAGAGGCCGGAGCCCTCATGGATCATCATCGTGGAGTTTCGCGCCATGATGACGCGGTCGCCGGACATCGCGATGACGGAGGCGATCGAGGCCGCCAGCGAGTCCACGTACACCGTGACCTCGGCCTTGTGGTTCTTCAGCGCCTGGTAGATGGCGATGCCGTCGAACACTTCGCCGCCAGGGGAGTTGAGGTGTAGGTCGATCTTGTCCGTCCTGAGGCCGGACAGCTCCCTGACGAAGTCGCTGGCGGTGACGGCCCAGTACCCGATCTCGTCATAGATCATGATCTCGGACGTACCGGCTTCGTTCTTGATCGTGTACCAGTCGGTCCGACCCTCGCGGAGACGTGCCACCGGCCGCGCGACCTTGAAGTGATCTCTACCCACCGAACGCTCCTGTCTGCGCTGGTACCTCACCCACTTACCGGCGAGAGAGGTAGCTTGCGGTGCCCGCTTGGTCACAGTCTCCGACTGAGCGGAATTCCTCTCAGTCGGATCTGGTAGCGGCTTGACCACGCGCTGTTTATCGCGCGACCTTGAAGTGATCTCTACCCACCGAACGCTCCTGTCTGCGCTGGTACCTGAGGTGAATCATAGGTCATCTCCGGCAGGCCCACGGCGCTGAGGATGTCGTCGGGGTTCCACCCCGCGTCACGCAGTGCCTTGGCCGCGTCTGAACGGGCCGTCAGGAGCTTCGCCGACAGCTCCAGGTCTTCGGGCACCGGATCGCAGAAGTCGAACTCCACGCCCTGTCCAGTGCTCCCGAAGAGGGGAAGGAAGTCATTGTTGAGCGCCTGCTTGATCGCCTCCAGGCGGGGTTTGATCAGCCTCCGCGCGAACACCACTTCAGCGGCGTCCGCGTTCGCCCGGTTGACGTCCTCGCTGATGCCCAGCATCGGGACCGGGAACCGGAACGCCTTCATCAGGACGGCCTCACTCACACCCCGAAGTTCTGCGAACTGCATGTCCCGCTGGCTGAACTTCCGGTCCACCCACTTGCCGTGCTCCAGGATGGCCACTCTGTGGGCTTGTGCCACGCCCCGGTGCTGCTCGTTCCACCGCTCCCGAAGCTGGTAGAACTCATCGTCCCCCAGGCTCTCGGGCACTTCGATGATCCCGCCAGGTTCGGCTGAGTTCCTGAAGAAGTTCCGGTTCCACTCGGCGGAGTACCGGACGGAGTCGAGGTCAGCGAGGATGCTCTGTACCGGCCCCATCCCGCGATAAGGATCGAGGGGGTTCGGCCGCCGGAGCTGAATCACTTCGTCGCGGTTGAGCGGAACGCGCTCACCCTCCGGTCCGGTGTAGACATAACCGGTCAGGAACTCCGTCGGGTGCCTCACGACGTCCATCCGGTCGGGGCGGACCGGCCACAGCTCCATGGGGAACGGAGCTCTGCGATCCCTGCCGACCAGCCACCACGCCTCTCCGGTGAGGTCCCGATGCTGCTGGAAGGTCTGAACGAACTCCTGCCGTGTATAGAACTGGTTGGGCTTGTTCCAGATCTTCAGCGACAGATGCCGCGTGACCTCGGTACGGTCCTCGGTCCGGCCGCTGGCGGACTTCGCCCACAGCTTCCATTCGGCCTGTGCGGTGTTCTCGGACAGCGCGTCCACCATGGCGAACAGTGTCCCCACGGTGCCCATGGCGGTCATCTGCTGGACCATGGACGCCTGCTCCACGGGAGCGCCGAAGAGTGACCGGACAGCCGGAGCGAACGGTACGGGCGTCTTCGCGAGCACGGAACGGAGGGACCTCATTCGTCACCGCTCATGTAATCGAGGGCCAGCACGGACAGACCGGCGACCAGAAGGCCGGACCAGGTGGTGAACTGCCAGGCCGCCGCGTCGATGAGACCGAACGCCGTCGCGTAGGTGGCGAAGCGCCGTACGGTGATCCACCGGGGAAGGTACCGGCCTGCCAGCGTGAACAGCATGGTGAGCAGTGGCTTCCGGGCGCGTCGCTGGGATCGGGTCTGACGACCCGTGGCCCACGCTTCCATGACGGTCATAGGTACCTCAATCGTGTACGGCCCCTGAGGTCACGATACGCGACCATGTAACGGGCGCAGTCCATTCCGTGATCGTCCTCTTTGACCGGTTCCTCCGCCTTGTCCCCGGTCTTGCCCTGGGGCCAGACGTACCCCGTGATCTCGTCCACGGTGGACGTGGGCTTACCGGCGTCCACCAGAGCCTGATCCCGCTTCACCAGAGAGTCCCGCAGGAAGAAGATCCGGGGCCTGCCATCCTTCGCGACCTTGAAGCGGGCCTGGGTGACCTGTAGTCCCTCGGTCTTGCCCTTCTTGGCGGGGGAGGTGGAGAAACCGGAGTGCCGGGTGAAGGTGGCCCGGTCTTCGGCGTCGTGGTCACAGATGACGGCCACAGGCTTCGGTTCCCTCCAGGTACCGTCACGCTTCTGAACCTGGCCGAGTACATCTTTGGCATGGTCCTCCACAAGACGCTGCGTGCGGTAGATCTCCCGGTAGAGGTAGAGCCTGCCGTCCGGGTCTTCCGCCCACCACTGGCAGACGAAGGGGTTCGTGAACCCGAAGTCGATCACCCAGTACCGGGGCCAGCTGTCGGGGATGTCGAAGCGGTCGATCAGGTGGACGGCCGGATCATAGTCGTCGTACACCAGCCCCTCCGCTGCGACCCACAGACCGCGCCTAAGGCGTTGGAAGCGGACGCCGGTTAGTGCGTCCAGACGGGAGATGTAGGACGCCCCAGAGGGCGTCAGGGAGCCGTCGGGACGGTACAGGGTCGGGTTGTCCTCATGCCGGGAGTGGAGCATCACGACTTCGCCCGTCCGGGTCTTCTCGTGAAGCCAGTGGTTGGGCCGGTCCGGGTTACAGTCGGCGATCAACTGCTGGTACGGCACGACTCCGTTACGGAGTCGGGTGCTGATCATCTCCCAGTCGTTCGGGGTCAGCTCCGTGGCCTCCTGGATATAGGCGGCGTCGTACTCCGAGCTCATTATTTTCTGGGCCTTGTCCATCCCGCCAACGGTGATCGTGGACCCGTTGCGGAACCGGTACTGCGCAGCCTCCTCCGACGACCCACCGTAGAAGTAGACCTCTCCTGACTTGAGAGCCTCCGGCGCGACCTTGGTACGCCAGGTCACCAGTGCGGTAGAGCCCAGGGACGCGAGTGTCTTCCGGAGGATCAGCAGTCGGCACCCGGGGTACTTCAGCGCGATCAGCATCAGCTTCTCCAGGCACGCGCGGGATTTCCCGGTCCCAGCTGGGCCGCTCAGCAAGATCGCGGGAGACTTGTTCGTGATCAATTCTCTGCAGGTCCCGCGCGGGCCGTAGGTGTGGGTGATCATACGTCGTCGGCCCCGAGAAGCGTGTACGTCATGCCGCCGGACACGTCCAGCTTCGTGGCGCTGTCCAGGCCCAGGAGCTTGGCACGACGTTCCGCCACGCGGAGCAGGAGGGCGTGAGCCCGTAGGGCGAAGTCGTCATCCTCCAGGGGGAGGGGAGGGTCACCGATGCTGATCAGACGGCCATTGGAGACGACGAAGTGCCGCTTCTCCAACCTCTCCAGGATGTCCTGCTCCTGTGCGTCAAGCTTCTGCAGCTCGAACGCCACGGCGGATTCGGCCGGTTCTGTGATGACTTCCTTCATCGCGCGTTCGACCATCTCCCACGCAGCCTGTTTCGTGACCTCGAGAGCATCGCCGATCTGCTGGTAGGTCATCGACCGGGAGCGCATCCGTGCGGCTTTGGCGTCACGGACGGCCGTAGCGGGGTTGACTGTGTAGCCCTGGGTCGTCTCGATCGGTCCGGCCACGGAAAACACCTCATGTCAGGTCGCTTACGTCAAGCCGATGATACGTGGATCAGCCCCCGGACCGTGGTGAACGGCCGGGGGCTGATGGGGGTGGTCAGTTCGCGGATGTCTTCCCGCTGGTCAACATCACTCCGTGACCCTGCTGTAACGGAGCGATTCGCGACTGTGGCAGATCTGCCATAGTCGCCAAGCGGTAAGCCACCGATCATCGACGGTAAGTCACACAACGAGGCGGGCCTGAAGCGACCCGCATCGGTCCGGGGGCTGATGGGTGGAGTGGTGTGGTCATGACGCCTGACGGATGACCTGGGTTGGGTAGTAGACCTGAAGCGCGTCCTGGCCCCGGGTCTCCTCGGGATAGTCCGCGAACATCATGTTCTCCAACTCCGACCGGGCCTGTCGTAGCCCGTCGATGGCCCGCTTCAGGGATCGGTCGACCCTACCGGCCCGGGGGTCGCTCTTGGACTTGCTGTTACTGATAGTCACCGACCGGCCGACCAGCTCATCGTTGGCCCTGGCCAGGTACAGACCCATCTCCCGGTGCTCGTCCAGCGTCATCTTGGTCTTCCGTGCGCTCATGGTCGTTTCCCCTCTTGGTCGTACTCATTCATGAACCGTTGATCGACTATGTCCCAGCCCTGGTCTCCGTCGTCGCGCTCGTAGGGGAGCGCCCCCGTGTCGGCGATGACCACGGGTTGGAGGTAAGGACCGTCCAGCCATACCCAGCCGATGATCGGGAGGAACCGGTGGTGCCCGTCGCCCGGCCCCGGCCTCCACTCGTGGACCCACATCGGGTAGTGCTGGGGAATGATCTCTGGGTGGGTCTTCGGGTCGGTCATTTCATGATCCTTACCGCCAACCCCTCCCCCTTTAAGGGGGGTCGGGGAGTTGGAATGGCCTGGTTGGTTGAGTTGGTAGACGGGTTGGGGCCCCTGACCAGCAAGCCCCTTGATCGAGTTGGTTGAGTTGGTGGCCGAGTTGGGAAATAGCCCCTGAAATCCGTTGGGAGCCTCTGACCTGGGGATTCCTTGATCGGAGTTGGGACGAGTTGGGAGCCCGTTGGTCCCTCCCAACCCCCTCCCAACCCCCTCATAACCACGGGTTTTCGATGTCCTTGACCCGGTACCTGACCGGGCCTTCGGCCTTCGGGTGCTTCTCGGCCTGGTCGTCTCTGACCATCCGGTTGAGCTTGTTCCGGGTGTTCTCAACTTCGTTCGGGGTCAGCTTCCGGTTCCCGAGAACCCCGTACATGGACCGGGCCGCATCTTCGACGGTCAGGCCCTGAACCCCTGACGCCCTGAGGATGTCCAGGGGTGTCGTCTTCTCGTAGACGGTCATCTCCCCCGAGATACGGGTGATCGCCACTTGCGTGGGCATGATCGGCTCCCCGAGCGGCTTGAGGTGGGCCAGCTTCAGGACGATGTCACCGGGCTGGCCGAACAGGGACAGGACCGATCCGGCTCCGGCCGTGATCCACCGCGAGCCGTAGACGTCGTCAAGAGTGTTCGGCTCCTTGTTCTCCGCCCCCGACTTCCGGTTGTGGTGCAGCTCGATCCACTCGAAGCCTTCGGCCAGGGCCTCCTGACGGGCCATGTTGTATCTGCCCGCCTTCGCTTCGTCGCTGGCGTTCGGGATGATGTCCTTCAGCGAGTCCACGACGATGCGTGTCCGGCCGAACTTCTCGGCCATGCTGATCAACAGCCGTTTGTCCGCCGTCGGGTCTCCGGGAAGTGGTCCCTCCCAGATCGTGAGCCGCTCACGGAGAACCGTGGTGATCTCGTCCTGACGGTCGGGGTGCGCCCGCAGGAACCTGGCCATGGCGCGCTTGATCTGCTTCGGCCTGTCCATGGCCAGGTACAGGATTCCGCCGTCCTCCATGGCCTCGATCGGGAAGTCAAGGAGGTCCGGGGTCAGCCCCAGCGCGCCCCACATCACCGCGTGGGCCAGTGTGGACTTGCCGACACTGGGAGGGCCGACGATGGTCAGCGACTCCCCAGGAAGCCAGAGAGGCGTGTCCGGCGTGCCCCAGAGCGGCTTCGGCTCCGGCTCGCTCACGTCCAGCCAGTCAGCGCCGTTGTGAGCGCGTGACTCCCAGTCCACGGCCCGGCCGGTCTCTCTGGCTATCCGGTCGTCCACCAGGCCACGAGCGCGCTGGTTGACGTACAGGTCACGGGCCTTGATCTTGACACGGTCTTCATAGGGGCCGTCGTAGTCGAACGGCTCCCCCTCGTTCTCCTGCGTCAGCGGTCCCGCTTCTTCGAGCCAGCTCTTGAGAGCCTCCGTGCGGCCTCCGGGGTCGATCAGGGCTAGGGCGTCGTCCAGGCCCGTCCCCTGGTCTCCAGGGACGAATACGAACCGCACAGATGCGGCCCCGGCCTCCACCAGCTCCACGGAGAACTTCTCTGCGGCATCGGGAACGTCCGGGTTGGACTTGTTCCACACATCCGAGTCGAACGCCACGAACACGTCACGGCCGCTCACGAACGAGAAATCAGCGCCGGACCATGCACGGCATCCGTGAACTCCGATCACCGCGTAATCGCCCGGGGCGTAGGAGTCGGCCGCCAGGACCTGCTTGTTCCCCTCCACGAACAGGATCTTGTCGAAGCCGTCCATGTTGATGAAGTGGGCCGGTTTCCCGTTGAGCGACGACGGAACGATCGGGCCGGTACGCACCATGTTGACGGTGCTCACTCCGGCAGGCCCGATGTACTTGGCCTTTCGCCCTTCTCCGTCCAGTGCCGGGTTGTCCGGCCGGTACCTGGAACTGTCCTTGCCGTTCGGCATCCTGACCGGGAAGAGAATCCCGGGAGCGGGCGTGAAGTAGGCCAGTTCTGCGATACTCCTGGGGAGTTCGTCACGGTCCGAAATGGACCGGACTCCGTGGCGGTCGATCACTTCGTCAGTGATCGCGTGGCGGTTCAGGTAAGCGCGGTGTTCCGGGGTAATCCTTGACCCGGTGTCACTCATGCCGTATCCTTTCAATTGTGAGTACGAGAGTTGTCGGGACTCTTCTGGGGTCAGGTCCGTGATCGGGACCTGGCCCTTTCTCATGCCCACTCGTCTTCGTACAGTTGCTCCACGGTGAGGCCGAGAGCACGGGCTAGCTTGACCGCGTTCTCCGCCGTCGGCTGTCGTCCCTGGCTCTCCCACATGGCGACCGTGGACTGACCGACTCCGGCCCGTTCTGCCAACTCGTCCTGAGTCAGCCCCGCCTTCCGGCGATGTGACCTTACGTCAATCTTCATCGGTCCTCTTCCCTGGGTTGCGTCATCCTGTGTGTGATGATAGTATCGCATTCAGGAGCCCAGCACAACCCGACAGTGGAGGAGCCCCAAGCATGAACGACAGCACACAGAGGATCGCGAAGGCGGCGGTTCAGATGGCCGACCGGATGATCAAGAACGGCGAAGGACTGACCGACGCCGAATGGACGATCATCCAGGGCAAGCACAAGAGCGCCGCTTATGAGGCCTGGGAGTTCCTCCAGGTCCTCAAGGAGTCGCGGGCCGGTCGGGATGACATCGACCAGGCCTTGGAGGACTTCTATGAAGCCGAAGCCGGATACGAGAACATCCGTGACTTCACGGACCGCCGGTCGTACCTGATCGGAATCATCCTCAAGAGCCTCGAAGCCGCTTCGGGGTTCACAGTGAGCCTGGAGGACCTGCGATGAAGACCAACGGAATCCCGGACTTCCTGGAGACGCTCCAGGACAACGACCACACCACGGCCAACGCCCTGCTGGCCATCCGTGACGAACTCCGTCGTCAGTGGGAGGTGGAGAACGAGCACCGGTATCTCACGCCGCAGAGCCGGACCCCGGCCGCCGTCGCGATGTTCGCGAAGATCGAGGGCACGCCGGAGTGGCACGAAGTCCAGGCGATGAAGGCCATCGAAGAGTCAACGCGGTGGATCAGCGACCGGGGCAACGTCCGGACCTGT